GTGGTAAAGAAGGCGGCAAACTCATGGTACTTTGTACGACCAGGAGTTGTAGAATGGTCTGTATTTGGATCCGTACCGATGTAATGAATGTTTCTTTCATCATCAACAGATAGCGCACCCAACAATCTACCACCCCAACCAGAAGATGGGTCATAGATGTTGATTTGTTCTTGTGTTTTGATATGGTCTGTATATCTCTCATACAAAAACTTTGCAGTCAATGGTGGGAAATTAACTGCATACTGACAGAATGAAATACGAAATGCCTTCAGACCAACAGGAAATAACTTCTGACCTTTTTCATAGATACGAATACGGAATAGTTGTGCATCTTTATGGTCTACATTTGTTGTGCAATTAGCTGGAATGAATCCAGGATTACTTGCATGTAGTTGTAACAACTCATCTTTAGTGATTCGCAAATATGTTTGGTCTTTCAACTCTTCATTGTAACCAGTATACTCTTTATCACCAGCATTAGGTTCTAGCCAGTAATCATGTGTTCCATATTTTCTTGCCGATGTTTCAAACCATTGTAGAAACTCACTTGTTGAAGTGGCACGGAAGTTTAAAGAACCAATCTCGATGATTTGATTTAATTTAATCGGTGTTGAATAGTGATAGAAAGAATCTCTTTTGAAGTGCCGTGATGCATATGTAATGAATGTGTCTAACAATTCATCTTTGGCAAAATAATCATAGATTGACTTACCACTATTCACATCTGCCGTGTAATTGATGCGAGTCTTCATCATGGTTGGAAACCATTGATTGACTGCATTACCGACTACGCTTGTATTGCGAATAACATCTTCTTCACCTGTGAGTTCATCTTTAACAAGAAACTTATGTACAGGAAAAGAAGTCATCTCATTGAATTGGTCTATGATTTCTTGTTCATCATATCCAACTCTTGGTGGTTGACCCTTTTCATCCCATAGAGACACAACAGTTTTACGAAGTTCAATAGCCCATTCACGGAACTCTTCTTTGCTCATGGCAAGAATCTCTTCAAACTTTTTGTTTGGTTCCGATTCTAGTAACTCTCTATTCTTTTCGTAAAAGTATTTCATTATTTTCCGTTTTCAATTTTATATACAACACCTGGAATATTACCACCAGCCCAACTTATATCACTCACATTAATCATGCCATTCTTTTCATAGAACCCTCTTGCTCTAGGATTCTCTGCACGGACAGTTAACCAAACAACTTTATGCATTGAGAAAAACTCTTTCAATACTTTTGTTGCGTTACCTGAACCTTGTTCAATAGTAACAATTTGTCCAATGTGTGCATCACCCTTTTGTGCTTCTACTTTGCCTATTTTTTGTTTTCTCTTATAGACACCAAACACAATCACAACACCATCTTGTAGAATAACATTGTTCGCCTCAATCTTTCGTTTGAGGTAATCTTGCCGTATATGAGGAAAGTAAGCTTTCCGATACGGTGCGAATATAGATTCTATCACAGATAAGTCATCAATAGTGGCAATGTTCATTTCTTATTACCCATCTTTTTGGCATTTTTGTTTATTCTAATCATTTGTTTTACCAACTTGCCTTGTCTTTGTCTTGCCATTGAAACTGCCAAGGGTCCGGCATGTTCAATAAACTTAACGCCATTCATGTGGTCTAATTCATGCAGAAAACATCTTGCTGTTAAACCTTCTAAACGGAGTTGTTTCAATACACCATTCTCTTCATAGAACTCAACATCAACCCAAGTTGGTCGGTCAACTTTCAAAAACATGGCAGGGAAAGATAAACAACCTTCATTGTCTTTTGATATCTCTTCCGATTGAGCAATAACTTTTGGATTGATACATGCAATTTGAAAATGTTCTGTACCAATAACAAAAACTCTTTGCATGATGCCACATTGATTTGCTGATAGACCAACTCCATTATAGAGTTTCATTGTCATCTTCAATCTTGCAACAAGATTTTTCATTGATGGATTTGGTAATGCATCTTTGTATTCAGGAATAGGAACACTTAACATTGGATGATTCTCACCAAACAATCTTAATGGTTCTAATATCTCTTCTGTTACAATACCAGATTTGGTATCAATTGTTAAAACTTCACTCATCTTTATTCACCCAATCCTCTGCATAAATTTCTGCATCTTCTTCACTTGTAAATCTAGCTGTATAGTATACACCAGATGAACTCTTTACTGTGACAAAATAACCTTCAGCATCTTTAAATATACCAGCTTCTGTATTATTCTCACCAAAATATTTACTCAATTCTCTCATTTTAATATCCTTGAAAAATTCTTTACTTTCTCAAACTTGATTACATTACTAAACTTGTCTTGTAGAATATCACCTTTATGTGAGATAACAAACAAATTAACACCATCTAACATATGTAGGATTTTCATCAACTCTTCTGTGCCCGTTGTATCTAGGCTTGAATCAAACACTTCATCAAGTATCAACAAATTAGTATTAGAAGAGTTCTTCAACTTAGCAACTGCTCGCCAAGTCAACATTAATGCCATATCAATTCGTTGTTTTTCACCCTCAGAGAAATTGTTATAAGTAAACTCATCTCTGTGCCTAGATTTGATAGTCTCTTTGAATGATTCATCGAGGTTGAAATTAACAAAGAAATCCAAAGAGGCTAAATACTTATTGACCAACTTGTTTATGATTGGCAAATACTGTTTGATAATCTTGGTCTTGATACCCGTATCTTTCAACAAACCTGAGGCAACTTCGTAATATGTTTTTTCTTGTATTAATACTCGCAACTCTTCTTGTAGTAGAGACAAAGAATCCTTTAATTCTTTTAACTCTTGCTGTTCTTTTTCTGACACTACCTTCGATTGCTTAAGTTCTTCTATTTGTTTCTGTAACTTGGCAATATATTTGTTTGTCTCAGTTATAGAAGTATTATTTGTAGCAATCTTAATCTGTAGTGCTTGAATCTTCTTTTGCACTTCTGTAATTGCATTGAGCTTGTTTTGTTCTACAAGTAATTTCTTTTCTAACTCGGAGAGACCGTGTTCGCACTCAGCTGCCTTGGTCGTAAGATTGGCAATCTCCGTCTCTTTAAACCCGATGGCAATGGTTTGCCTACAGGTTGGACAATCGTCATTATGTTGAAAGAAACTGATATCCTTTCTATATTTGGATACTGTGCTTTCAATTTGTGATTCAAGTTTCGTAATAGTCTTGAGTTTATTCTCAACTGAAGTTTTCTCTTCCACAGAGGTTTGGTGTGTAGCAACTTCTGTGATGAGGTTTGCAGTCTCATCATGTAAGGTCTGTATAACACCCTGATTACTTCGTATCTCTTCATCATATTCTTTCACCTTATCATCATTGTTTTGTTTCAACTCTTTGATGTATTTTTCTTGTAAATCATATTTTTGTTGAGACAAGTCTATATCATATTTTTTGGTTGTAGTTAGGTCTTTGTTACCTGATAACTTCTCTCTAAGAATACCATTCATTGTGGAAAAAATTTGTATGTCTAACAAGTCTTCAATGATAGCTCTTCGGTCAGATGCCGACAACTGCATGAATGGAGTGAAAGAAGCTGAACCAAGAATAACAATCTGTGTGAATGACTTGTAATTCAGTTTAAGAATTGTCTTCTCTAAAATTTCTTGATAGTCTCTTGCAGCGGCATCTTGATTTAACAACTCACCGTTCTGATAGATTTCAAACACATTTGGCTTGATGCCTCTAATTACTTTATATGATTTGTTGTTTGTGTCAAACTCAATTTCAATAACACAATCTTTGCCATTGATTGAATTGAGTAAACTAGGTTTGTTGATGTTGCGGAATGCTTTACCAAACAAACCAAAACACAACGCATCAAGCATTGTTGATTTGCCAGACCCATTCTCACCAACAACTAGTGTGTTTTGATTGTTGTCTAATTTTATTTCAGTAAAATAATTGCCAGTTGAAAGAAGATTCTTCCATCGCACATAACGAAATACTATCATTCAGTTTTTTCCGTATTCAATGCCTCAACATATAGTTCACGCATCAGAGTTTTTAGTTTTTCACCCTCAACATTTAATGTTAGGTTGTCAATATACTTAGATAAGATTGTCATCGTATCTTCAGCTTGGTCAATAATTTCTTGGTCAATATCAATGAGTGTATCAGTAAAGTCTTCAACAATCGATAAGTCTGCAACTCCTGCCTTGTAGATGTTATCTAACACACTATCAAATAAAAATGGATTTTGTTTATTGAGTACAACTACTTTGACAAAACAATCTTTAAGTGGTGCATAGTTATATCTTTTCCATGCCTCAAAATCATTACTTGAATCGTCATACATTATTTTATGAAACATCTTATGGGGATTTAAAATGAATTCAATCTCTCTTGTCTCAGTATCAAACACATGAAAACCTCTTGGGTCATTATAATCTGCCCAAGTCATTTCATATTGATTACCAAGATATGTGATATTACCACTTGTTGACTTGTGATGAAAGTGTCCAGATAATACAATATCAAATCTATCAAATAGTTTTCTATCTAATCCTTCGTGGCATATATTGCCTCTATCCATTTCAAAACCAGCAATCTCAAAATGCCCAAACACAACTTCAACTGGTGCAGTCTTTAAAAACTCCATCGATTGTTCATAGTTATCTTCACATATCCAAGGCATCAATAGAATATCAACACCATCAAATGTAACTATCTTTGGGTCTGTATAGATGAACGGTTCATGTACACCATCATAAGTGGAACAAAGATTATGAATTGCATTTACTTTGTTTGTATTCTTATAATAGGTGTCGTGATTACCAATCATAATATGGGTATCAATACCTTCTGTCCATAATCTTTTCATAAATCGATTTTGGAAATCAGATGCTGTATTATGATTGATAAACTTTCTTCGGTCAACAACATCACCTAAGTGAATAAGTGTAGTGATGTTATGTTCTTTTAGATATGGAAAGAATATGTCTTCCCAAAACTTGAAAAAGAATTGATTGAATACTTGACTGTCACCTCTTGCACCAAAATGCGTATCATTAATTAAAGCTATCTTCATAGTATTTGTTTTTTAAAACTTTCAATCTCATCTTTGAGTGCCAACTTTTCTTTTTTCAAAACTTTAATCACATGTTGGTCGCCGTGATTCTTGATTGCCAAAACAATTCGTTTATCCAATTCATCATGTTTTTCTTGTAAATGGGAAATATGATGTTCTATCTTTTCTTTATGCATCACCACTCCAATACTTTTATTTTACCTTCACACACATGTTTTGGATTGAGTTGTTTATCTTCGGAACATTTCCTTGCAACAAGATAAATCAAACCACATCCACTCATAGTAACACACAATAGTGCTACTGTCAAGCATTTTAAGGCAATTCTTCTAAGAATTTTTCAACTCCTTTAGTCTTACCTTCTTTTTTCTTTTTCTTATTCTCTTCAAAGGTATGAATGAATTCGGAGATGTTATCGTATAGTTGAAACTGTTTCATGTTGCCATCTGAATCTTCAAACATTTCATTTTCACCAAGTAAACCAAACTGTTCTGTTGCCTTGTACTTGACATACAATTGTTTTTTCTCTTTCATAATTCTACGGAGAAAGGCATAGTAAATAATTTGAGTAAAGTAGGCAAACGGATTCTTTGATTTGATTGGATCAAAATTTCTAAAATACATTAAACAGTTTTCAATACCATCTGCAATCATTTCATCTCTGAATGAGTATGATATGAAGTTGGGTTTCCTTGAAAGATGTTCTGCAATCTTTAGGAAACATTCCCCAATGTAATTTGGAATCTGTGGGTCTTCTTTGCCAGCTGCTTTGGCAATGTCACATTTCTCTTTGTAGACTATCAACGCATCTAAAAAATCGGCATTGTTTACATAATGTTTTGGTTTTTTCTCACTCATATTTCTTCCTTTTATTTAGCTTGACATCGTACTTGACAACTGTTAACATGGCGGTGTCCCCCGTTAGATGATACATTAGCTTCCATATCAATGTAACCTGTTAGTCTTCTTACGATTAATAATCTCAACTACATCTTCCTTTGTTAGTTCACCCTCAGGGTCTTCATCTTCTTCATACTCATCATCTTGTTCATCAGATGCTTCTCTTAGATTTTGAGAAAGAGTATTATCTTTCAACATTTTCATTTGAGTAGTATTGATAACATTGTGGTAGTATTCTTTTAAATCATCTTTCGGTTCAACGATAGTAAGTATATCACCAGAAAGAACGGTTGCAATGTTATCTTTAATTAATTCAATAGGCAACCAAGGTAACATCATCATTACTGTGCCTTGTGAAGTTCTCTTAAAGATAAGATGCATTGGATTATCCAACACAACAACATTAGTATTTGTATTGACTGAGTAACCAGCAATAATGTCCTCACCGCTTTGTAAACGGACTATGCGGACACCTTCGAATAGATTATTCATCTTTAAGTTCGATGTTATAGAATTTGTAGTTAAATTTTTCGTCATCATATATTTTAACACGATCCACAAAATGTTTCAAGGTGTAATTGGTATATTTGCCTATTCTAAAGTCATCTGAAATATCGAATAAGACTGCCTCATCTTTGTTATCTCCAATTCTTAATCCTCGGCCAATAGATTGAAGATTGCGAATTCTGGACTTGCTTGTGGAGGCAAATATAATATTATGAAGATTGCGGATGTTAACGCCAGTAGAGAAAGTGCCATATGAAGCAACAATGATAGCATCTCTTTCTTTCTCAGTAATTGCCCTAACTGATTCCCGAATCTCAACATCGGTGCCACCAAAAACAAAAAACACATGTCTATTCTTAGCATGTTCTTTAATGTTTGCATATAAACTTTTACCATGTTTCTCCACAAATTGAAATAATATAAGAGTGTTGCCATTGAGAGATAGCGCAAGATTTCTAATAAAATTATTTCTTGCAGTATTCATAACTATGTATTCTAATTCTTGGTTATAGTCCCAAGACCTTGCCATCTTACATACACTCTCTGGATGTTTAAGTATAAGGCATTTAATTTTAAATGATGCAAGTTGACCTTTATCAATCAAGTCGGCAGTAGATGTTGCTTTATAAACTGGACCAAACAATCCTTCTAATACAAGTTTATGTGTTTGTGTGCCATCTAAAGTACCAGTAGTTCCTATTCTATATTTAGCGTTTACGCAACCTGAAAGAATAGTAGTAAGAGACTTTGCTTTAAATTGATGTGCCTCATCACCAAGAACAAAATCAAATTGTTCAAAGTATTCACCATGGTTTTTATAGATTGATTGCCAAGTTGTAATGGTAAGAAACTTGTTAGTGTGTTTCTCTTTACCAGAATATTGACGGTGACAGTATTGTTCTGAATTGTAACCATAATCTTCAAAGTCTTTATACATTTGTTCGACTAATGAAGTTGTGGGTACAATTAACAAACCTCTTTTGTTTTCTAATTGTAAATAACGAATGATACAATATAGTATGAGAGATTTGCCTGATGCTGTTGGTGATAACAACAACATTCTTTTATTTCTAATTGCCTGTACAAAAGACTTTAACTGATAGTCTCTAATTTCATGTGGCATTTTAAGTGTGTCAACAAATTCTTTTGCTTCAACCAATGAAAAGTTTTGTGTAACTGATACATCAGAATCAATCTCTAATGTATAATCTCTTTCTTTGCAGAATATTTCAATGTAAGGAACAAGACCATGATAAATGGTAAAACTTCTTAGGTCTGCTAACCTAATCTTTCCATCCCAAATTCTAGATTTGTATGCAGGTGTGAATTGATGACCTGGAACAAAAAATGTGAAGTAATCACTCAACTCTTGTGCAATACCTCTATCACACTCAAACTGAATATAAGCTTCATTCTTTTTATGTAGAATTAAATCAGACACCTTGTATGAATCTTTCCCATGCTATAAAATCACGAAGTTGAAATGTCCGTGAGTTCAATTCTTTTAATATACTTTGACACACATCAACAATTTCATCATGCATCATTTTACTAGCAAGATGTTTGTTGATATCATCATCACTCTCTAAGTATGTAGTGAGTTCAGATTTCAACACATATGGAAATGGTTCCCAATTATACTGTTTTAATTGGTCATCATCCAATTTACCTGTATAGTATTCCCATTTCAATCGTTTCATTTTGTTATACTTGAACTCAGATTCTTTAGACAACAGCCGATGCCTTGAAAGTATATTCAAGTATTTGCTGTGTAGTTTTGGAATGTTGATTAGCTCTTTGCCTGGTTCTGTTCTATCAATTTCAGAATCGGCACGCCACATCTCAAGTAAATCATCAAGTTGTTTCATGGTAAACTTCCTCCTTTATTCTTTGGAGGATACACTAAAAGGGAATAGTTGTCAAGCCTTTTAGAACAATTTTTCTATATCGTAGTAACTGTACCTAAAAGTGGCATCTGCACTCATTGTTGTATCAGGCGAATCATTTGCACCCATGATATAGGTAGATAATGATGTAGGAAAACAATCATACAATTTGTACCTATAATACGGTGTATTAGAAGATGATAAAATTGTAATTGCCGCATCAGAGTATTGCGGTTTTCTTGTTGACGCTAAAGCGGCAGATGCTTGTCTGCTAAGATTACCAAGATTCTGATACTCTTCAAATTCTTTAGGGAAGGTCATGGCACGAATCCAATCATGTATTTCCATCCAACCTTTTAACTCTTCATCGATTATGAAGGTAATATTTAGCAAATCATAAATTGCTTTTTCACCAGGAACATACACATCAACGAATGGTGTATTTTGTGGAATTTCTGACAATGAAATACCAGGAACACTTACTGACTGGCAGAAGTATTGTATACTAGGCGCCCGAGCAAAGTTAATAATAAACTTATTCGGTTGTAGAAAGTTTTGATTATTGGGGTTTCTGTTAGTAGCTGTCATATGCTTATTTATGCACCAAAAAAAAGAGACCTCTTTTTTAAGGAGGTCTCTTTAAAGTGTCACTCTTAACGGTGACTTTTAGATTACATTATGTTTGCAATCTTGAACGCACGGTAATAGTTGTTAGACAAACCAGTCAATGCGCCAGCGCCTTTTGAAGTGCCTTCTGCGAATGGGTTTGCAACAATGCCGTAACGAGTCTTGAAACCAATTTTTGGTTGGAATGTACCAGTATCAACTGCACGAACCATTTGTAAAGGAACATATGGGCAGTAGAAAATACCAGCGTCATAAGCGTTAGAACCTTTGTAACCAACAACTGCGAACTCGGAAGTTGCGTTTGTAGTTGCATATGGATCAATGTACACTTTGATACGACCAAACATTGTACCAGCAAATGTATTGCCAGTATCGTCAACTGTTAAGTTAACTTGTGATTGTAAAGCAGAGTTATAGTCTAACAAACCAGCCATCGCAAATGCAGATGCAACATCTGAAGAAACGATGATGATGTTACCTTTACCTCTACGAGTTGTTTTAGCAATCGTATTGGCTTCTCTTTCGATTTGGAATGCCAAACCTTTAACTTTTTCTACCATCCAACGACCGTTAGAGTCTGTGTCTAAGTCGAATGTACCGGCAGTAGTTGTACCTACTTGAGCGCCAGTCTTAGCGACAGAGTAGATTGTACGAACAACTTCACGGTTGATTTCAGCGAGAATTTCAGCAGACAAGATGTTTGCTAATTCTGTTTCTGCATCTAGACCATGAACTGCTTTCAAGTCTTGTGCCAACTCAATTGAGTATTCTGCCTTCAAAGCACGGGTCTTTGCAGTAACAGTAACTTTCTCAATAGAGAATGCCATTTCTTGGAAGGTGTTAGAACCATCACCTAATGCTTCTGCAAGAGCAGTAGACATACCGGCAACGCCTGCACCGTTTGCAACGAATGTGTTAGCAGTGGCAGAACCAACAGTCAACGCAGTTTGAGCGGTACCGAGACCACCAAAACCAGTGTTTGCTTCATTGTAGAATGCCTCTGTACCTAATGGTGTTGCGTAAGTAGAGCGCATTGCAAAGATAAGTCCTGTAGGACCTGTCATTGGTTGCACACCGCAAACATCATAAGCGATTAAGTTAGGTAGTGAACGGCGAACCAAACTGATTAAGATTGGATCGAAACCGGCAACTGGACCAGACGATGTAGCACCAGACGAGAAGCCTGTTGCACCAGCGGAACCCAAACCAGCAGATGCTGAGTTTGTTGGAACTGCTTCGTTCAAATAGCCACCGTTTGCTTTTTGCATTTCTTGAGCTTGATTCTCAAGAATAACTGCTGTAACCGCTTTACGGTATGGGTCTTTAATTGGGGCTAGGTCTGGATGATCCAGGACACCTTCCCATTTTTTCTGTAGATTTTCGGACAAATACATGTGTTATCTCCTTGGGGTTTACTAATTAAATTTTTGTTTTAGAAATGGCTTGAGATACAGCAGCAACGAATGGGTCATTAATGATTTTCTTTGCCTCTTCTTCTTCAAACTCTTCGTGCAGTTGTGCTTCTGTTGCTTTCTTAGCATTAGAAGGGAAATAGTTCTCACGGATTGTTTCAAGTTTTTGTTTGTATTCGTCCTCTGTGGAGAATTCTACACTCTCTGCGAGTGATTTGATTTTTTCAACTTGAGTGTCGGTAAGACCTTCACACACTTCACGGGTCATTTCTACTTTGCGTGACTCAACTAAAGATTTCTTTAAGTCTACTGCACGCTCGATTTCTTCATTGAGTTTGCTTTCAAGTTCTTCAACTTTACCAGCAAGTTCGTCAACGAGGTCGACTTTTTCTGCAGGCACATCAATGTAGTGTTCTGCAAATAGGTTACGCATACCTGCAATGAAGTCTTCTGTCAACTCTGAACGGAGACCAGATTCGATAGCGATTTCATTATCTTTCATCCATTGTTCAACAACATATGAAAGGTAGTCATCTACTTTTTCGGTAAGGTCAGCACGAATAGACTCGACTGCTTCTTCAAGCATGCCAGCATATTTTGCTTCTGTTTCTTCTTCAATTTGTGATACACGGTCAGCGACACGAGCTTCAAAAATTGTAGAAACTTTAGATTTGAATTCTTCTGAAATGGTAGAATCATCAGAGAAGAGAGCTTCAACATCCTCTTTCATCTTTTTCTTCATTTCGTCATCATGCGATTTTTCAGCAATGATTTCGTCTTCGGTTTCAGTTTCTTCCATCTTAGACGAAGCGTTTGATGGTTTTGTTGTTGGGGCGGCTGCCTTGCCTTTAATTGCTTTAGCGGCGTCAAGCTTTGCAGAATCATCCATTGGTTTGGAATTCTGATTAGTTGGTCCACCTAAATCTACGACTTCGGCATCGGCTTTATGCATTGGCTCACCAGATGCGGATTTCTTGCTTCCTGCAAGAATATCTGCTGCGGCTTCCATTAGTTTATTTGTTGCCATTAGGAATCTCCTTATGATTTCTTATTTATAAAATTAAAGTTTTCTGAGGTAATTTTCAAACAATTTAAGAGCAACTTCTTCTATTTGTTTGGAAGATGCTCTCTGTATTTGTCTTTTTGCGTTGTCGAAATCTGCTTCAACGAAGTGTCCTTCAACAAACATCCATTCTTTATTCTCCATGATGCCGTTTACAAAGGCACCTGGAGCAGAACGATCCGCTACAATGTCTGCCGCTGTTGCAAGTCTCAAATCATCTTGTACAAGGTTGTAACCTTCTTTAGTGGTAACAACAGAACCGAGAGCTCTAGAAGAGACTCCGATACTTACTTCATTATCAATAAAGTTCTTAACAATTTGACCATATGGGGTTTCAAGAATTAATGCTTTTCCGTAGAAAGTATTACCGTCTTCTACAAGAGAAACAATTTTGTGTGACACTCTTTCTAAGTTAATAGATGGAGTGTCTGGATGACCAAGTTCACCAAGTGCTCGATTGGTCTTAATATATTCTTCGTTATAGCGTTCAACTTCATTTCTTAAAGTACGCATTTCGTACATACGATTATTTTTGTTAATCTTATCACCGACTAAGAATGTGCCTTCAATGTACAAATTCTTTTTACCGTTTTCTGTAGCTTCGGTAAGATATTTTACATTCTCTACGGTTTCTCTAATTAGTTTCATATTACATTCCTGTTAATTCAGTTGCATATGTTGCTGATTTAGTAACTTCCATCACAATAGAACCACCAGTGTTAACTGTAATAACAATTGATGATGTGTTATTATTTGCTAATGAATGATTCAATTCATCAAGAAACATTGTACCAGCATTGTGCAACATTAAAAGTGGAACAGAGTTTCGAACAATTTGAATGTTGCCGTTTGTTGACCAAGTCAATCTTCTAATATTAGCGGAAGTAACTGTTTCATTAGCATCAGAAGCTAAGTTTGCCAAAGCGACTGTTGTAGTTCCTGGATCAACAACTCTGATAACAGATGCTGACCTTTTTGTGTTGGTTATTTCAAATGGCATATTATTTTAGTCCTAATGATGAGCGTCTTCTCATTGACATTTTTCTTTTCAATAGAGTTCGGCGCAATTTAGCTTTTCTAGTTGTTTTCCATGACCGTTTCAACAAACGAGCCTTTTTTAATCTTACTGTTGCAGGTATTCTCTTTACAGTATTACCTGAAATTCTATATCCTTTAATGCCAGACTTTCGTACATTCTTTTGTACAACAATTCTGCCTTTGGCATTTCTTCTAACTCTTCGGCGAATCTTATTGATTCTACCCATCTTGATGATGTTGGCATTACCTGCCTCATCAAGTTCTTCTACTTCTTCCAACATGTCTTCTGCGACATATCGTTTAGCTTCTTGTAATCTCTTGGAGACAATTTCACTCAAACGAGACCTAAGAATATCTTTTGCCTCATCCAATTTGTTTGATAAAATTAAATCAACAAATCTCACTTCATTTGCTTCCAAGAAAAGTCAGCTGCCTTTTTTAAATGATGT